CGCAATCCGCGTTGATAATTGTTATTTGCCACTACTTCATAAATCAATGCGACTGTAAAAGGCACAACGATTAGAAAAATAAAGAAAAACCATGTGTCGCTCATTTTGCTCCCATTTCTAGTAATCCAGCTGAAATCATTGCTGGTTCAATATCGTTTATTACTGTGTAGATCTTGCCATTAGGGTGAATCGATGGCGCAGCTGCTACATAGCCTTTGTGCTTAATATCGATTCCAGGCTCTATTGATCCTTTGAATGATACTGATTGGCTTACTTGGTAATAGTAGTGGAATCCATCGCCTGTCTGGACTGTGTAAGTCTCACCAAATTCTTCTAGGATTTCTCCACCATTTCTGAAATCGACATCAAAGACGACCAGATTAGATGTTATGCATGCAATGCCAATGTTGGCTGTTGGATCTACATCAAACCAAAACTCAATCAGAGCTGGATCTGTTGTAGCTCCTAAATAGGCATTCTTAATCAAGTCAAAGTGGGGATCTTTTTTCTTGGCTTTAAGTGGCATTACAGCCCAGCCTCTTTCGGCATATTCCAATGCCGCCGTCTTTGTACCTATCGTAGTTTTCATTTTGCTCCCTTGTGCCAACACATTCGGTTGGCTACAGGATTAGTGAACCACAGATTCCGGACTATTTGGCTTTCTTTTGATAACGAAATGATAACGATTCTGCCTCATCTACAGCATCATCAATTGTCTTTCGGACTGGAAAGATGTCCCTAATTAGATCATCCATACAGCTTGCCGTACACAGTAAATGATCCATCTTTATTGATTGGCACAAGCATTGGACTAACTCTGTTTCCATGAGTTTCTATGATTGCCACGCTCATCTGCCAATTAGCGGCTCCAGCCTTCAAATAAGAAGCTTTAGCCTTATCCATGACATTCCCTGCCTCTACGCCCCAAAGTGTCCTATATCGGGCTCCTAAGCCCTCTGTGAAGGCACTAATCCCTGCTCTGTGGGTATGTCCACAAACTACTGATTTGCCAAATTTCTTAGCTAAACCTAGAGCTGTAAGTCCAGCATTAGAATTCATCGATCCTTCATCGCCATGTACTAAGACCCATCCATTGTGGAATTCAAATGGCTTTTTGTGAAAGCGTATCCCCAAGTCTGAGAAACCCATAAAACGGGAGTAGTCAAGCTCTGGAAGTCCAATGAGGCTAGGAGCGCCTCTAACGAGAGTGTGGTACAAACGATCCGTATGGTTGGATCTTGTGATATCTGTGGTGCGCAAGTCCCATAGGATGTTTTGAGCCAGAGTTCGATCGGCATCTAGTTGCCCTTCAAATTCTAAGTGTGTCCCTTTTGCCCATTTAGACTGGGACTGCATATCAAGCTCATCGCCTGTGTTTAGTACGAGATCAAACTTTTCTTTATTTACTAACTTGATTAGATTCTTAACTGCCTTTTCATGGTGAAATGGAATCTGTAGATCCGAGATCACTAGATAGCGTTTTTTAGTCATCATCCTCATCTTCGTAATCGCCAAACCTTTCTGGTTCGACTGGAGATGGCAAGATCCATGCTGGATAGGATTGTGGCTCTGTAATCATAAATAGAGCTATAGATTCAGAAAAGCCAGCCTTTTTTAAGGATTTGAAATATTCATGCAACCCAATGCAATAAGCATCAAGCTCTGAATAGCCTTGATCTTCTAATGCTTTAGTTGCTTTTCTTGCCATAGTTAATTGTTACCTCTCCAATAGTCGGATTATGGTTTCAACACGCGCTTCAAGCAAATTAATTTGATCACGCATCGATGATCCAGAATTGGGTTTAAGTTCGTTTAGGTAGTGCTTTACTAACCAACGCACCGAGCCAATAAATGAACCAATAACGGTCGTAGCAGCAACAGCAAGAGCCGCCATGTCCTGCGCAGTCATTATCTTTTTGGTGTTGCATATCCAAATATGCCTGACAGGATTGACCAAAGAATCGCTCGGTAATCGACATCAAAATTAGTTGCTGACCATGCGGCTAGGAATGCTCCAGCTGCTAGAAATAGTGGATTCTTCATTTTCATTATTTAGCTCCTAAAAGTGGGATTTGAAAAAACGAGCGATCTTCATCACCAGCTTTTGTGAAGCTGATGTGAATATGTTTTGTGTGTGGGTTTGTACCCCTGTATTTGACCCAGCGCCAGAGTGTTCTTTTGCTTGCAATTTTTTTATTAAAAATAACATATGCAATTCGCTTGCTTGACTTGGCGTGAGTTCGTATCTGATCGGCAAGGTAATGAGCTGTGGCATCTTTCCCATCGAGAGAAGCATCGAGATCGAAAGCACGGACATACCCTGTATCAGGGCAAGGGTTGTGATCGCTCTTTTTGGTTGAGTGCCGGGCATCTCCGTAAGTTCCGTCACTACGACGGTCTCTGTCAGGATAAGCATCATCCGCCTGTTCTCTAAATTGAATTACAGATTTACTAAGTCGAGCTTTCATCCAAGTAAAATTGCAGCTTCTTCGGCTGTAAGTCCGAGACGATTAAGAATTTCTGCGCGAGCAGTTTCTTTTGCTTCAGCTTCGGCTTTTTCTGCTAAAACCTTTTTAGTGTAATCTAAACGAGCTTTAGTTTCGGCAGCTGTTTCATCGCGCTCAGTAATAGTTTCTTCGCCTGTAATTGCGTTAAATTCTTTTTCAATTATTTTCATGATTTCTCCTTATGCGCTCGTATAAACATAAACTGTGCCAGCATCCATTGAATTAGCAGTAGTGACTGAAACACTTGTTACAGTACTTGATGAATCCCAAAAACCACCAACAGTTGTATGAAGTCCACCTGATCCACCTGCTGCATTGTGACCACCACCAGCAACAAACATTTTTACTCCTGAGCTACTGCAACCTGTAAGTTCAACAAAACCACTAACGCTTTGTGAAGTAACAGTAGTTGTCCTGCCAATTCTAATAACATCTTGGTTCGGAATAATTTGATCAAAGATTGCTGATGTGCTGTATGACGAGTTGCTTGTAAGTGTCCAGCCAAAAGGTTTGTAGTTGTATCCAGTATCACCGTTGATTCGTATCCCAATATTTGCTTGCCCTACTGCATCTGAAGCACCTTCGACCAAAACCATAATTTTGTCTTTACCTGATATTCCAGAAATTGTTACGGTTGATGAACCGCTGAGTGAAGTTCCACCTGAATTTAATAATGTCCAGTTGGCACCACCGCCACCAGCTGCAGCCCATGTTGGTACACCGCCCGCTACTGTTAAAACAGTACCAGTTGCACCAATACCAAGACGAGTGTTTGTGTTTGCAGTAGATGAGCGATATTCAATATCACCCAAAGTTGTTGATGGGTTTAGGGCTTTTGTGGTTGTGTCAATAGATGAACCAAGGGTGCGGATAGCCGCTGCGCCATCTTTAACCAGGTCTGTGTCATTGGGTGTTGTCCACCCGTAGTTGGTTGTCGTTGCCATTATTCTCCTTGATTAGGCTACTATTGTAGCGTTATTCCAGTCCAAAGTTGGACTTATCGTGTTCCATGATTCGGTTATTGGTACATTGTTCCATCGGAATGCTTGCAAACTGAAAGCAACAGGCGAGACGATTACAGTCAGATCCAGAGCGTTAAATCGGCTAGTCCAAGTCCAACCCTCAACAAACCCTTGATAGCGACCATCTGCGATATTGACTGGCAGATCCTCGATATCTAAAGGTAAGCCCATAAAGATGTTTAGAGCTTGATCGCGTGAAGCATCTGGGATATTTGGGTTAGTCATTGGGAAGGTTATAGCCTTGAATTGATACTGAGGAAAGGCTCGAATGTCCAAATAGAATTCAGCCTGACTTTCGGCATCTGCGCCATTTTCCAGGGTAGTCGAAATGTTTTGAGCTTGTACACCATAAGTGCCAATAGATTCTGCATTTTCGGCTGTTTCTTGCTGATTATTTTTATAGGTAATTGTGACTTTGTTTCTAATATCACCTAAACGCTTGGATGTAGAAATACCAGCCGCATAAGCCCAACCACCATCAACATAGGCATATCCATTGGCTGCAAGATATTGACTGCGATGAGTTGAATCTGCATATCCAATGCGACCAGATGCATCCTCATATATGTATCCCAAGCCTGATCTAGCTAATCCAGAAACAAGACTATAAACATCCGTAGTGTTGGCAGATCGAGCTGTAAGCTCATAATCTCCTGGGCGATCAATTTCACCTAATCCAGCATTCTCAGCATTCGCCCAAGTTGTAGTTGCCTCATAATTTACCCATTCAAGAGCCGCTGGTACTTCA